CTTTTGCGGCGTCCTCGCCGGCATAGAGGGCCTCGCCCATGTCCCAGAGCGCCGTGAAGGTCGAGTCCGCAGCGAACTTCTTGAGGTCCTCGCCGAGTTGCCGGAAAATGTCCTGAAGACGTTTCGCACGCTCTTCCTGTTCATTGATCGTGTCGTCGGTGATACCGAAATCTTCGCTGAGCTTGAAGTTGAACCCCGTCGCGTCTCCAAGCGGCGCGAGATTGAAGGATCCTTGCTTCTTCTGGTCATCGAGCATGAATTGAGGGTTTTGAGACTGTCCGAACTGGTAACCCGTCAATCCCGTCCTATCGGCTGCTTCGCCCGCGAGCTCCTTCTTGAGCCTGAGGAGCCCTTGAATCGCGTTATCATCAACCGAGAACTGACCCGAGAGAAGGAGCGTTTTGACTGCATCGTCTACTTGTTTCGCGTAATCGGTGTAGACCTTCGCGATATTTCCGCCGGTAAGCTGAGCGTAAACGATCGCGCCTTCGAGGGAGTCCTCGAGGCTCTTTTGATAATCGTCAACGGCCTTCTTCCCTGTTGTTACCTCTTTGAGATCGAGGGTTTTCTTGAGGATTTCTTGCCATTTAGCAGCGGCTTCAGCCGCATTTTTCAGTAGGTCTGCGTTTTTCTTTATTGATTCAGCAGATTCTTCTTCAGACTTCTTTCGAAGAGCCTCGACATGAGTTACTTCGTTAAGTTTATCAATCCAATCGTTCAGGTTTTTTAATGATTCTTGATAATTCGAAGAATTCTGATAATCGTCTCCGCCAACGTGTTTCCAATACTGAACTTGCTCACTCCATTTTTTTATTTGGAGATTTGCAGCATATTCCCACTGATCAAATGTTGCATTATTTGGATCATTGAAAACCGTGTCGTTGGCCTTTTTCTCAAACTGGATCTTGTCGAGCCAGTTCGCCGCTTTTCCGGTAACTGCAGTGATGGCGTCAAATGCATTTTTCTGGAAGTCGAGGAGCCAAAGATTTCCGAACTTCGTGGCAAGGTTCGAAATCGAATCTTCCATTGTCGACTTCTTGCCTTCCCAGGTATCCGCAGCGAGGGCCATTCCGTTGTAGAACTTCCCTCCCTCTTCGGTCATTCTCTTGAATGCTTCGGTGATTACTTTCCCGGTGATTTCACCGTTCGTTATCATATCCTGAAGGGCCTCGCCGGTCTTACCCGTGACGTTTTCGAGTTCTTGATAGATCGGAAGATTTGCCTGAGCGAACTGCCTGATGTCCATCGTAGACGCCTTCCCAACGGAAAGAATCTGCGTATAGTTCATCATGATACGATTGAGCTTTTCCTGAGATCCGCCTGAAACGTCGCCAAGCATCTGAAGTTGCTGCTGAAGGTCTTTCGCGGAGACGCCTACTTGCATGAGCTGAATCGCTGTATCGGTGATCCCTTCAACCGAGAATGGGGTTTCCGCGGCGAAACGCTGTAGATCGCGGAAGACTCTGTCCGCTTCTGAAGCGCTTCCGGTTACAACGCGAAGATTCGTCTGGAGCATTTCCATGCGTCCGGCGGTCTTCGCGCATGAGTTCATAAAGCCGACTATCGCGAGATTCGCGGCGCCCATGGCGAGCGTCTGGATCTGCGTGGCTTCATTGAGGATGTCGAAAGATTTTCCGGTTTTTTTGTTGGCAGACTCGACACCGGTAGCGGCTTTCGCCGCCTCATCGGATTTCTTTTTGAAAAGATCGAGGTTTCCGGTAGCGGTTACAACGCCTTTTGAATCAATTACAAGCTCAAGTCGGCTTTGCTCAGACATCGGAAACCTCCTTTTCTAGTTTTTGCTTTTCTTCATTTGCCCAGCCTTTCATGCGAAAGATCAGGTCGATTTCCCAGAGCTTGAACCGGATCTGTTTCATGGTTTCGTAATCGCGAATGGTTGCCGGCGTGATGACCGTGTCATTCGCGTTATGAAGCCGTAAAAACTCCCCGTAAATCCATGCAAAGCAATCGGGAGGATCGATATCCAGAAATGGTTCCCACTTCGCGAATCTCTTCGTTCCTGGTTTAGGATCTCCGTAGGATTCGAAGTTCTGTTCTCGCTCCTCCCTGTTGCGTACTATTCGCCGTGACTTTCCGGTTCCGACGTAGTGGTGGTGGTTGAGGAAGAAGAAGCGTCGGACGGCTCTTTCGAGTTCGCCTTCTCCTTCGGCAAGAAGTTTTTTCTGTTCCCGGTGACCTCCCGGGCCCAGGACTCGATTTCAGGAATCTGGAAGTACAGCTTCCGATATCCGGATGGGGTGTCTTCGATGACTTCACCGTTGATTGTCACGGAGAGCTCTCCCGACTCGTCACCCTTCACGCGGAGACCGACCGTGCGATTGACGATTACGTCGCGGTTACGTTCAACCACGTTGATTCGGGCGCGTTGCGGTACCGTCATACCCTGAAGCTCACGAAGCTGGGCCGCTTCATATTTCCTCGCGGTATCGGAATCTTCTCCGAGAAGACAGAGCTCAATACCCGTCTCATTTCCAAAGATTACCGGCTCGTGCCAGACACCGTTTTCGCAATTGTCCCGCGTGGCGAATCTTCCAAGATCCATTTCTTTCTCCTGTTCTCATGTTTCCGGTCCTTACGGACCGGTTTGAATTACTGTTTCTCAGTCTTGCCGGACCCGAGGGCGGATCCGACGGCATCGATAGTCGTTTTGAAGTCCGTAATCGATGCGTAGTAGGAAAAAATAATCGCGAGTATCCCGCAGAGCACCGCGGGGATGAAGATCAACGCCGCGATCCATCCGTACTTGAGGAGATCTGCGAACGATCTGATCGCGAGCGAGATCGAGTAAAGCGTCGCAACGACGAATGTCACCGCAAATCCGCGGCGAGACGAGAATGCCGATCCCTTCCCTGCTTCACGAAGGAACGTCGAAAGGTCCTCGATGATCGATACGACGAAGAGGACGAGTTTCCAGATAATCGCGAGAATTGCCTGAATTGTTACCATGTGCTTTCCTTTGCCCTTAAAGCCGGTCGAGCTTAGATGACCTCGAGGGTAACTTCTTCACCTGACGCCATCGCCGCGCGAATCATCTTCGCGAGCTTAAGAACCTGTTTCGGCGAATCGGTCCCGACCCGGCCGCAACCGTGCGTGGTTCTGTACTTCGCGCAGTAATGAAGGTGATATCCGCCATCCCTCACGAGTTTTCCGGAAGGCCGACTGTATCCACCTGCTGCGTCAAGAAGCCATGTTTCGACCATCTGGAACGCATTCGTTCGGATCTTGACTGGTGCGAAGTCTTCCTCGTCCGTATTCTCGACGGCAGTGATTAGCCACGTTCCCTTCGGGAATTTTCGTGGCATGTATGGATCACCCCACTCCCCGCCGACCACAGCACGAATTACTTCTTTCGGCTCATGCAGCCTCCGGACGTTCAGCGGGTCGATTTCGTTGCGGACGTTGTTTGTCACGGTAAAGACGATTCCGCCTGTTTCCAGTGCGTTCTCGTCACGCTTCCAGATGATTTTCATGATCAGCTCCAGACCGCGTAGAGGGTCGTATCTTCCTCGATGACGATGGGTTCGCCGGCTGCGTAATCGGTCCCGGATCCGTCAGCCGCGGTATTCCATCCATCGAACGTCGATCCGGTTTTCGCGAGCGTTCCGGAGTTCGCCGCGGCGAAAAGCATCGCGCCGGCTTCCTGGAGCGTCACGGCTGCGGGAACGGTACCGCTTGTCGCGTCGTTGTCGTCGTAGGTGAGCGAAAAGAGCGTCGGGGCAGTCGCGAGGGTCCTTGTGACCTTGATGACGTTTGTACCGAAAGCGGTGAACGGGAAAGAAGGCGCGATCTCATCCGCGCCAGAGACGGCCGAGCTGTGCGAGTCGAACTTCGTTCCGGAGAGTTCGAAAAGGTAGCTGTTCCCCGCGGCGTCGGCGACCTGCACGGCGAAGGTCACCGTGTCGCCGTTGACGGCCTTGTTGTAGGTTTCCTCGTCGCTGAAGTAGATCGTCACCGATCCGCCGACGTCGAGCTTTTTCTCCTTGAGGTCGGCGCCGGCCTGGAAGAGCGCGTAGAGGGCCGCGTAGTTGTTCTTGATCGATATCTTGATGTCCTTGGTCTCGGTGTTCTCGATCCCATCGATGTTGAGGTACCCGATACGCGAGGTGAAAGCTTCGGTCTCAAGCGCGGCTGGGAGAACAGAAAGTCCGGTGACGGGATTCGTGGTCGGCACCATGAGAGGATCGTTCGAACCGACGAATCCGAAGTTCCCCTTGACGATGTCATTGATCGTGAAAGTCAGCTCAAGGGAGTCGACGGCACACTTCTCGAAGAGCTGAAAGATCGGCCGATCCGGTTCGGCGAAGTGTTTGAGGATCCAGAAACGCTTCCCGAGGGACCCGGGAACGAGCGTCGAAACCTTGGGATCGGACACGTCACGAACCCAATTCGCCATGAAGAGGCCCGCGAGAAGACGGTCGAATGAAAGTGCTGAGAACTCGATCGGAACGCCGCCACCAGACGAGGAGTTACCCTTCACCGGGGCCGAGGTCGAGCGTCCAGGAAGCAATTCTCCCGACTTTATCACCTCGGTCTTCCCCTCGATGGAGTCGGAGGTGTTCCTGAGGAACATCGCAACCGGATTGGTCGGAATAGCGCCCTTCCCGTTGTACTGCCCGAAATAGAGTCCGCGGTTCGATCCGCTCTTTTTTCCTGCCATGATATCCCCCTCGTTTAATTCGCAAGATCAGCGCGGTACGCAATGCGAACCGGCAATCGGTAATGGTCTTCTTCAGCACCCTCGAGCTCGGACGTCAAATTCGGGCTACGATGGCATTTGGTGATTTCAATCCCCGAAAATACTGTGCCGCGCTTGAATAATGTCGCAATTGCGTCGTATCTAGCGTTAGCCATGTCCTTTCCGGAATTGATCGGAACGCAGATTGTTACCTGATAGATTCCTACCCAGCGATTCTTTCCCGCTGTTCCGAGCTCCGCTTGAGTCGGTTCCCCGGGAAGAAAGTCAATCTCGTACCATCCGCCTGTTGTCGGCCTAGTGAAGGTCTTATTCGGCTCGGAAAGATTGTCCGCCTTGATGTACTTCGTGAGCGTCTTGAGTGCAGCAGTCAGCGTTGTCTCGATAAATGTGTCTGTCATCTCACTTTCTCCACTGCCTCATTGACGATCCCGCCGAATTCCTGCATCGTAATCCCGACCATTCCGCGCGGCGCTTGCTTCGAAAATCCGTTTACCGTCTTTCCGCTCGGACTATTCGGTCCGTATCCTCCGTACTCGAGCTTCACGATGTACGGCATGTTGTTCTGGATGATGATTGTGTCGTCACCCTTCGCGTTATAAATCATCTTGCGGCCATCAGCGAGAACCATCCCGCCTTTTGCCGCGCTTGGGTTATATGCAAGTGACCCTGCGTTAAGAGTCACGATCCAATTCTGTCTTGCACTTCCGGAATCAACCGGTGTGCGATAAAGAATTCTCGCGAAGATGGCAAAAGCGATTTCTCGACGAATATCGAGTATGTTTGCCTTCTGCCTGTCCGCCCAGACTCCCGGGTCCGTGATCGTCCACCCGGCCACTTCTCTACTTCCTGCCCTGCGCAGTGAACAGGATCACCGTTTCCCCGTCTGGTTTCGTCGGTTTGCCTCCTACGCACTTGAAGGTCTCGGCGAAGACCGTCCCGGGATTCACGACGATCATGTCCTTATTCGCCACCGGAACGCTCTGGTCTTCGAACAGGCAGAGAATCTTCGCGTCGTCCGCGAGGATCGTCTTTCCGTCGACCACCTTCGCTTCGTATCCGGAAATCACGCAGACGCCCGGGTGTGTTGTCGAAGGCGTTGAAGTCGTATCGGTTTCTTCGTCATAAACCGGCTCTGCACCCGGGACCGGCTTCACGAGGTTGCACGGGGCTCCTTTCGCTTTCAGCTTTGCGTAGGTCGCACGGCGTTTCGCTTCGTAGCTCATCCGCGGACAGCCTTTCCGATGACCATGCCGCCCGTCGGCGCCGCATAGAGCCCGCGGAGCATGAGGTTAACCGCGCTGAAGAGCGTCGGTGCGGCCGGCTTGAGGCTCGGAGAATCCGGCTGATACTCGGTCTCGAGCACGTCGGTTTTATCGCGAATCACCTTCCCGTTCGGATCGGCGATCTGGAAAAGATCGTTCGAGAGCGAGAGGAAAGCCGTTTCCGCGACCGCTTTCTGAACGACTTGAGGCACTCCCTCGATATCGAAGCCATCGCGATCGATGAGCAGAATCGATTGACCGGAAGAATCGAGGCCGGCATGCCGCGGCCAGGCAAGTGCCTGTACGCGGAACATGCGACCACCGATCCATTGGAACGAAGCATCAACGAACTGCGTTGCCTTGACGAGGGCCGCGGCCTTCACGTCGTCGTCGAGAGCAGCCCATTCCACGCGGCCAAGATTGGCGTTGTAGAGGTCTGCGTCGGAAGCGGATATGTAGGTGTTTGCGGTCGAAAGACCGGTTCCGTCCTCAACGACGAGCGTGATGGCCATGACTTACTCCTGGTTCCCTGCGGCGATGGCAGCTTCGGAGTCCTCGATAAGCTTCGTAAGCTTCTTGATGCTCATGTTCGGGATCGAGGAGGGAGAAGCGTTGACGGCTTTCGGGTGAGCGGTCTTGAGCTCGAGGGCCTTCGCGACGAGCGCGGCTTTCTCGGAGTTCGTGTCGGAATTTCCGCCGTCGTCGGAGTTGTCCTCGATGAGCTTCGCGAGGTCTTCGATACTCAGGGCGTTGAGCTCTTCCTCGGTACCGAGTTCAAGCTCGAGGGCCTTCGCGACAAGCGTGGGCTTTTCGTCCGTTTCGGGTTTGCTGGGTTTGGGATCATCGATCTCAAACTCCTCGCCCTCCTGGACGTAACCGCGGGCCTTGAGCGCGTCGATATCGTGTTTCTGAACACGCAGAGAAGTCGGGCCGCCGGGAATCTCAGGACTTGTTCGAACCATTTTCACCAGTTTCATTCAGGTTATTCCTTTATCAAGAAGCCCCGGCCGGTTAAGGCCGAGGCTCGATTGATCAGCCGAGAAGCACGGCGATATGCTCGGGCTTGACTGCGGCGACACCCCACGCGAGAGCGATCTCGTACTTGACCTGGCGGTACTGGCGATACACGCGCACCTCGAAGGTCAGGCCGGAAATCGGATCGGTGATGGTCATCGCGTCGTCCGCAGAGTCTCCACCGTCGGGAACGGCCGGCGCACGCGCGACGAGCACCAGAGCGTTCCGGTCGAAGGCGAGGTTCGGGGTGAAGCTATTCCCGATCGTCATCGCTTTTCCGTCGGCGAGCGCGGCAAGGAGACCGGGCTTCGCGAGAACGATGGACCCAGGGGCATCGACACCGGCATTCACGATGTATTTGTTCGCGTCGTCGGCGAAGGTCACGACATCGCCCGCGAGAACGGTACCGGATCCGGTATCGATCGCAATGGTCTTGTCGCCCTTAGCGAGCGCCGCGGCGAGGTTCGTGACGTAGTTCGCGCCGGTACCTTTGACGTGCTGAGAGAATCCAGCGGATTCGCGGATCGCGAAACCCTGAACCCGACCGGCAATTCCCTCGCGAAGCATCAGGTCAGTTCCGGCCTCGTTGACCTTGAAAAGGACCGACTGCTTGGCGCGAAGGTTCGCGATAGCCGCAGAGTTGAGCGCGAGCTGACGGTCAGTGGGAGGGCATCCGTTATCTCCGAGGATCTTCGCTATCTGGGCGAAGTCGGAGAAATCGGCTGCGGTGCCGAAGGGGGCAGTTCCGGGGGTTCCGTAGGCCCTGGAAGCACCCTTATATCCGGCAGACGCAAGGTCGACCTCGATCGCGTTCGCGAGCTTGCGCATGGCATCCGCGAACTGATCGGAGAGAACCTTATTGTACTGACCGGAAGTACCGACCGCTTTCTGCTCCTCGCCGTTCCAGCGAATGGGGACCGCCTTGCTCTTGGAGATGGTGACGTCCGCATACGTGACGGTGGTGTCTCCGGTCGCAGCGGGATTTACTCCGGGGGTGATGTCCTCGAGATCGCCAGACACTCCGATGGGAACACGGACGGTCTGGTTCAAGGCCGCGCGTTCTGCGTTCGAATCACGCCGGCATCCGGGGATGATACCGATCATTTCCCGGGAAACGATGTTCATGGCCTCGTAGAGCGTGGGAATAAGGCCGGTCAGGGTGTTTGCCATAATGGGCTCCTTTTTTTAGTCGACGACGGTGATCTTGTCGACGGTGATCGCTTTTGTTCTCGCGTCGGCATCGAGGGCATCGAAATCGGCGCGCTTCATGGTTTTCGCTCCGCCAGCCGCGGGGCTTTTGCTTCCGCCCGCGCCGCCGCCGGAATTTCCGTTTGCGAGGTAGAACTTACCCGCTTCGGTCTGGAGGTAGGCATCGAGAACGTTCTTCACGTTCCGTCCTTCGCCGTTGATGTACTTGACCTGGCCGTCGATTTCCTTGCGCTCGAACTGGTTCCGCGCATAGAAAAGATCGCGAAGATCGTCGCGAACTTCGGGCCGGATCTGGACTTCCTTGATTGCCATGTCGAATTCGTTGTTCCGGTAGAACTTCAGGGCCTCTTCGCGGTACTTCGAAGCTTCGTCCTTCAAGGACTTAAGCTCGGCATCGTGAGCGGTCTTTAGGTCGTTGAGCTGCGCCTCGTAGTAGGTCTTGAGGTCGTCGGTTCCGGCTTTCTTGATCTTCTCGCCGAGTTCGGCGATCTGCTTCTTGTACTCCGCTTCCTGCGTCTCGTATCCCTTCAGCTTCGTCTCGATTCCGTTCTTCTCCTGAAGAATCGTATCGCGATTGACCTTGAGACCGTTCAGGTCGGCTTCGTACTCGGCCAGAATCTTCGCTTTCTTCGACTCGACGTCTCCGTCGGCCGCCAGCACATCACTCAGAAACTTCGCATCGATTGGCATCTTGAAAACTCCCACCGCTCCTGCGGATTTGGTATAATGCTCCGTCCGGCTCCTGCCGTTGCGCTCCTGCGCGACAGAACTGCTTACTCTTTTGGTGGGACTGTAACGGTGTAATATTTTTTTCCGCAAGTAGAGTTATTATTACGAAAATCGCTTATTTTAGAATTGATAGTATGCGGTATAGTTGGAAATATTGAACGTTTTCAAACGGTTATAACTAGACGATGTATAATTTATTTTCAGTTTTCTGGTATGAAATAAAAAAAAGCGCTCGATTCGAGCGCTTAAAGGTTACAAGAGCTATATTTCAAAAAACGGCATCATCCGGTGCTTCTTCCCAGTCGTTTTCCTCTTCTTCGATATCGTCGAATACATACGAAGTGATAAGCGCATAGGCCGGAATCTCCTGGGATAGATAATCCGACTCGATAACATCAGGATGAAGTCCGACAGGTCCATGGTTCTTCATTGATTCCTCACGCGCGCGCGTAACTGCCGTTTCGTCACCCGAAATCTTCCCGTCTTCGTAAACGAGTGAGAAGGAATCTTTCTTGATTGTCCCCGTAATCTTGAACATCAGACCCCCAATAAAAGGCCTATGATGAACGCATCAAAGTCATCGTCATCACCTTGAATATACGACTTGTTTATGATTTTTTCAATTCCCATGCTTAGAAGTTCATAATTTCTTTCTCCTTCGTAGAATTTTCCCATGTATGGATCCCTGAACTTGTCCGCTTTTGTGACTTCGCTATATGGGTAATTTATTTTCGTTAAGGATCGTAGTGTTTGAAACAGCTCCCCCTTGGTTCTTCGGTTATAAAATTCTTTCTCGGCTTTTACTATCTCGGGCACCATAGACTCCATTCTGTGAGCTAACTCATGGACCGCACAATTTTTCCGATCTGACAAAGCGATTATCGATCGTCCATTCGAGTAATAGCCTCGAGTTGCTTTCTTTGCAGTAATTGGCGTAATCGCTGAAGCTTCATGAGATTTATCCAGCCAATCCTTGGGGTAGTATTTCTGGGCATTAAGTATTTCATTTTTAGCAAATATTGATGATCCTTTCTTGAAATCGTGAGACTCGGTAGACCCGAAGTCTCGTTTTTCCTTGAGGATATCGTACACGTCTCGATTGTCCTTTCGAGCCTGTTCAAGGATTTCACGACCAGCTGCGGTTATCTCTTTTTCACTCTGAAAAACGACACGTGGTTGTTTTTGCTTAGGAGCAGGAATGACGTTCCCCTCGAGCTCTTTCCAGTTCTTCAAAGACAGTTTTCGACCATCTTGAGTGAAACCTTTGAGCGAAGCACCGTTCTTGAAAAGCTCGTAGCGTGATGGACCGAGAAATTCTATCTGCTTCTCGACCGGTTGCCCACGAAGCCATGTCTCAAAATCGACCTTCCCGTCGACCGGCCCGTCAACGCTCGCGCGCTCTCCAATATCATTATTCATGCCCTTTATCAGTGGAACATAGAGACAACGATCGTAATAATGACGCGGAAGCACAGGAGCGACGTCGATCGACTTGAACACTCGGCCATCATCGGCAGCGCACACGATACATGTTTTTCCATCGAGCGTCGCGAGGTACTTGTAACCGCTGAAGATATCCTCGTTTTTGCGATAGATAGCGTCTCGCGTTTGCTCGGCGAAGTGAGCAAGAAGCGTTCGGGTATTCTTGTCGAGCGATGTTCTCAGAGCGCTCATGGTTCCTGGCTGAAGATCCGTAATCGAACCAAGAACACGGCGATTGATCGTCCGCGCTGTTTCCCCTGCAAGATATCCCACGCGAACTGACATATCCCATTGCGAATAGAGATTACTCGAAATGTCGCTAAGCATTTTCTCAAAGGTTTGGGATTGGACAAATGGCATGTACGTCGCTGCGGTATAAATCTTTTCTGGAGCGGGAAGTGTAAGCTCAAGCTTCACGCCTACCGCCTTGAGTGTGGCTTCTTGGAAGTCTATCTCAGCGGATACGAGCTCGCGTAGATCAAATTCGAGCTGCTTATCAATCTTTCCAATCGCTTCATCACGGATCTTTCCGATCTGCTTCATGATCTCGACGTATCGCGCTTTCGTCGCCGCGCCATCAGTTCGCGCGACTTCGGCCTTGCACGCGACGTTCGCGGCATCGAGTACCTTAAGGAGTTGATTGACCTCGTGCGTCTTATAGCGCTCGAAGTAGACCGCATGGGTCAGCATGCGGTCGAGGTAGGTGTCAGGCATCGATTATCTCTCCGGTTTCGATCACGAATCCTTGCTTATGGCATCCGGCACACTCGAGATCCTTCAAGAGAGTTCCTTCCGGTCGCGCCGATATCTGCCGGTAACCGCATTTCACGCATATCACCTCAGAAACGATGTGCGGAAGGCCTTCTTCGAAACGGATCACGCGCGAGGTCATGCCGTCGCCTTTCCGTCGTCCTTCTCATCCGGCACGACAGGATCCGTCTCATCGTCCCCGTCAGGCCCCGTCGGGATATCGCCGTCGCTGGCGATGTCTTCCTCGAACCCCTTAAGATCCATATCGTCCGGGATCCGGCCGCTCTTCTTGAGGTTGAAGAAGTAGACTTTCTGGCCGATCTTGCGCGAGAGCCGCGCGGAGGTCAGCGCTCCGAAGAGCTGCGCTTCCATCTCCTCAAC